TCCGATCTCAACCTTGTCAATACGCCCTGCATCGGTCAATAGTCGCATCTCTGTGCCGTAAATAGCCCCAACTATGGAAGCTTCGAATGAACATTCAAACTCTTGCTGATATTGGTCAATAGACATAGACTTTAAGGCATCGTCTAATTCGGCTTGGGGTAGGATTTTGGTTTTGCTCGCCCTTAAAACCTTACTAAACCAATCTTCTTTGTTTATCTCTGCGGTCTGATATATGTCATAAAAGGCGTTATGGCCTTTTGGTGTGCCAATAAAAACGGCCCAACCCATTCTATCGCTTAAAAGTGGTCTTAAAACTGCACCCCATACGCTAGGTTTCATGTCAGCGTACTCGTCTAGGATTACCCCGTCTAGGTACATACCCCGTAATGCGTCAGGATTGTCTGCACCAAATAGACGAATTCTTGACCCGTTGATAAGCTCAACCCACAGTTCTGATTGGTTATGTCTGCGATACAAAGGCTCACTAAACCTAAGCAAGTAATCCCAAGCAATAGATTTGGCTTGGCTATGATACGGGGCAATATAGGCATATCTACCATTGGGTTTGTTCTCCAATCCAGCCTTAATGATAAGGTCGTTAATACAGGCTACAGTCTTACCTGCTCTGCGGTGGGCAATAACAATAGACCATCGTTGCTTACGCTCATGGAAGTCAGCAAATATAGGTCTAGGGCGGTACTTTAGCTTTATATTAGGCATCTGCCCAAGAAATCTTTATATCGCCACCATCTTGGCCTGTAACCTCGTTAACTTGGGTTTCTTTCCACCTAGCCCTAGTCTTAAGCCAAAAGATAGCGGCAGCCGTATTACCTTTCTTGGCTTGGCTAAACAATGTCCCAGCAATAGCGGCATTAGCGTCTATACGCCCTTCGTCTAGCTCATCCTTGTAATACTTGACCAAAGTATCAGCACTAATCTTTAAGCGTGTGGCTATGTCCTCGTGTGGGCAACCCAATGCAGATAAGCGTTTTACCTGTTCTTGGGTGTCTTTAGTGGGTTTATGTGGGGGTCTGCCTTTTTCTGCCATTTTTATAACTCCGCTAAAATAGCTTTTTTGCCAGTAAAGTCTTCCCAACGCTTAACTATGACATCGCAGTATTTAGGGTCTAATTCCATTAAAAAAGCCTTGCGACCAGTTTGCTCTGCACCTATTAAAGTTGAGCCTGAGCCACCAAATAAGTCCAATACACTTAGCAATTTGATGTGGTTACCAAATGCCCTTACAGATAAAGCAACTGGTTTTTGCGTGGGATGCACATAATTGTGGTCTTTTTTTACTTCCCACAAGTCAGATTCATTTTTAATTACTTCATCAATTTTGCCGTTAAACAAACAAAACTCATGTTGATGCCTATAGCCCTGCCCCATACCAAATACATTTTTAGCCCAAACTATGCAGGTCTTAAACTTTAGGTTGCGTTGCAACAAACCATAAAAGTTCCAGTTACACCACACATAGTAGGCTTTTGGGTCAAGCACCTTAATTACGCTACATACTTCCAATATAAAGTTTTCAAACTCATGTTCAGGTAGGTCATCATTTTTAATTACATCATGTTTACCACTACGCCCATTAAACGCCACATTGTATGGTGGGTCTGTAAAGATTAAATCAACGCTATTGCCATCCATTAACTTTTCTACAGCATCAATACTTGTGCTATCACCGCACATAAGCCTATGATTTCCAAGAATATATATATCGCCTAGCTTGGTTTTGGGTTCTACAGGTACATCGGGTACGGCATCTTCATCCGTTAGCCCTTCAGTTACTTCAGGCTCTAGCAAGGCATTTAGCTCTTTATCGTCAAACCCAAGCAATGTAAGGTCAAAGCCCTCATCTTCTAGGTCTTTCATTTCAATAGATAACATTGCCGTATCCCACCCTGCGTTTAAAGCCAGTTTGTTATCAGCTATTACATATGCCCGTTTTTGGGCTTCTGTCATGTCTTTAAGCTCAATCGTAGGTACTTTAGCCATACCCAGCTTTCTTGCGGCTAAGAGCCTGCCATGCCCCGCTATAACGCCTTTATCGCCATCAACTAATATAGGGTTAGTCCACCCAAATTCTTTGATACTGGCCGCTATTTGGGCTACCTGAGCATCATCGTGGGTGCGTGAATTTTTGGCATAAGGGATTAATGCCGATACTTCGACTTCTTTGATTTCCATACTACCTCAAGTGATTGATTTAGTTAGGGTAAATTCTAATACTAAAACTAAGTTTATGCCATCTGTTTAACAAATTGGTTAAAGTGCTTTGATAGCTCCGCTTTACGCTTCATACGCTTATCTTCGTTCTTTTCTAGCGTGGTCTGTTTGTGCGGTTGCAACAAAGAGTTCTCAGGTTTAATCTTTTCTTTTTTAAACATTACATATCCTTCATCTTATCGGTAAGCATTTGTTTTCTAGTCTTTTTGGGCGGTTTTGCAGTCTTAGCCGACTCAATAAAGTCTTGCTTAGTAGGGGCATCTTTGCTACCAACCTTGTTCATCTTTTCGCCTGAACCCGCCTTAATCCTAGCCCTCTTGCGGTGAATATTGGCATATAGTCCGTCTTTCATGATTTTTCAAGAAATTTCAGGCTTTTTCTTCGATGTATTTGCCGTAGGCTTCTTCTAGCTTATTCTTGCGATTGCCTTTGGCGTATTTACGCTCAGTTGCAAGAGCGATGGCTACGGCTTGACGCTTTCCTTTGCCAGATTCCATCTCTTTTTTGATGTTCTTGCCTACCGCTTCTTTGCTACCTGATTTCATTAATGGCATGATTTATCCTTTTATTTCAAGAACTTAAGTTTATAAGTTGTGGTGTTAATCAGGTCTGCAATCTCATCAATCAAGTTTTGCAGTTCGCTATCTTGCGGTAAATCTTGGCGAGCATCTGCCACAAAGTTTTGTAGGGATTCTAGGTATTTAACTGGTTCTTTGGGTTGGTGGTACACGCTTGGAAATGCGGTAAATTTGCCATATTTGCCCATGTAGGCTTCTGCGTACTGGTCTACGAGAGGTACGACCCCATCATAGTACTCAGCGAGTGCAATGTGCTTAGAATAAGAGTCGGTACTCCAATGAAAAAAATGCGTGTTAGTCGCAGAATGTAGTAATGTTGCTACGAATAAAGCACAATTTTCCATACAAACTCCTTGTTTTTATTGATTATAGTCGTGTTTTGGGATTAATCCAATCACTCTTAATGCAGATTCGGGGGAATCCACTCGGCTTAATGGCCCACCTTTCCACTTAGCAATGAACTTTAATTGTTCTGCGGTGAATTTAGCTTTAGCGTCACGCTTGACTTCCATCAAGATAGTTTCGCCATTAAAAGTTACCAGTAAATCGGGTATTCCTTTGCCGACTTTTGATAAGTCGTACACATCAGCACCCGCTTCTCGTAAAGTTTTAACGATTTCGGCTTGATTTGCGTCAGTTCTTCTTGCGTATGCCATTGTTTTTTAACAGTAATCGGTTAATATATGCTAACTTTATCACGATTAGGGTCTTATATGGCTAAAAATCAGTATGGTGATTACATTAGTGATGACGAATTTATAGAGAAGTGGCGAGCATATCCTAGCCCTACAGCATTAGCAGAACATTTAGGCATCGGTGTTCGTGCCGTTATGAATCGTAGGCGGTCAGTAGAGATTAGGCAGAACATAGAACTTGTAACCGACCTTAGTTATAAACAAGAAAAAAGCAAAGATTATATTGAGAGAGCTAGGGCTGACAAGGCAAAACGCCAAGAATTACTACAAGAACGCTTAGATGCAGCCACCCATAGCGTTAGACGGGGTATGGAGTTAGAAAAGGGTAGAGTCATTATTTTTTCGGATGCCCACTTTACCGACCACACTACAACAGGTTTTAAAGCTCTAATTAAGTTTATTGAGCATTTCAAGCCCAAAGCCATTATTTGTAACGGAGATGCTTTTGACGGGGCAGTACTCAGCCGATTCCCAAAGATAAATTTTGACCGCCAACCTAGCGTATTAGACGAATTAAACTACTGTAAAACGCATTTAGATGCCATTGAAAAGGTTAGACCAGCAGGGTGTAGGCTGATATGGACTCTAGGTAATCACGATATGCGTTATGAGTCGGCTTTGGTGGCTCGTGCCCCTGAGTTTTCGGGGGTCGATGGGTTTAACCTAAAATACCATTTTCCCCATTGGGAAACCTGTTGGAGCTTTTGGGTCAATGAGGATACTGTAATTAAGCACAGGCATAAGGGCGGTAGGTACGCAGGTTATAACAATGTGCAAGCCAGTTTTAGTAATATCTTTACAGGGCATACCCATGTATTGACTCTAAGTCCTATATCGACCTTTGACCAAAAAACCTACTGGGGTGTGCAAACAGGCACTTTAGCGGATGTCAATGCGGATAGCTTTAGCTATACAGAAGATAACGCAAAGGATTGGCGGCAAGGGTTTGTCATGGCTTCGTGGGAGCGTGGCAGGCTTTTAATGCCTGAGATGATTCAGGTTTGTGGGGAAAACGAGGTAGAGTTTCGTGGTGAAATATTAGAAGTATGAAGATTACCCCTAAGATTATCGAACACATCTACAGTATGTTGTATTGCTGCGAGCCGTTTGCGTCTTGGGATTTACCTTTGCCTGAAGAAATCAAGTTTGTAGTGGATAGCGACTTTGATGCTATGGGTACTTACCTTTACGATGATGGAGAAAAACACGCCCATACCATTACTATATCTGACGCTAGGTGTGGTCATTTAGACACAGTAATTAGGACTATGGCCCATGAGATGATTCATGCTAGTCGGTGGGATACAAGCACTCAAGCGTGGACTAAGCACGACAAAACCTTTAGGAATAGGGCTAAAGCTGTAGCTACAGAACTAGGCTTTGACCCGTTGGAGCTTTGACTCGACTATACCTAGTAAGGTATCGAACTCAATTTGGTGGTATCTCTCGAAAGCCTTTGCTCCGAGTCCATGCACACCTGTAGCACCTCTGTGATGCTCGGTACATAAGGGGAGTATTGGTGCTTCTGACCGCTTTCCACCGAATCGCCTGACATGGTGAAGCTCTGCGGGGGTGTCATGGTAGCCCATGTGGTAGCATAAGACGCAACCAAGTCTTGCAATATCGTCATGGCGTTTTTTATCCTTTTTGTTCATTGAATGTTTGCATCTTTTTGCAATACATCCTCTAGTTCTTGAGCATAGTCAGTTATATCGCAACTTAGTAAATAGGCTTCGGTATGGTCATTTTTAAGTTTAAGTTCATGCACCCGTTTAATGGTGCGGGTTAAGTCTAGGAATACTTCTGCAAATCCTCTCATCGGGTCAACCTTTCTATATTTCTGTCATTAGCTTGTTGGGTACGCCATGCTTCAAAACGCATCTTGGCAGCTTCTAATTGCCATCTAAGGGCTTCTTTTTGCTCTACCGCTACCCCTATGGCTTTGCATAAGTCTTGGTATTCAGGACTGCGGTAGGCTTCTCGTTCCTGTGCCCCTAGCGACTGTTCTTCGGTTTGCGACATCTTAATGGCTTTAAGACTGTGCCTAAAGTTCTCAAGCTGTGCCAGTTCACCGCTTGCTTTAGCGTATTGCGGTGCTGTTTTAAATATAAAGTCTATTGCTTCGTGTGGGTCATAATCTTTCATCTAATCTCTCCATTAATAATTGCCATGCAACAGCAGCCACTTGCGGTACTTGTCCGTTTCCAATGGCTTTAAGTCTGTCCACTCTTGCGGCCACCCCATCAGCCACTCGTAAAGGTTCGGGTTGATTGAAGATGGTATGTAAGTTCCATTGGCTTTGGCTGTTCTTGTCGCTCCCGAACCACCTGCGTTCCCCCCCCCCGATGGAGTTGTTGGTGTTGGCCATATTACGCCCCGTTTCTGCATCGCTTTTCTGCTGTTGCTGCCCCCCGAACTGCCCGTTGTCGGTGTGTGAAAAAACTTTTCGTTGTCGGGCAACAATCCAAATTCTCTTTCGGTGATGTTTAGCCCCGATGTCTGACGCTCCCAGCACTCCCCATTCCGCATTGAACCCCATGTTGGCCAAGTCTGCAAGAACTCGGTCGAGTCCTCTATGAGTGAGCATTGGGCTGTTTTCCACGAACACGAACTTTGGTCGTACTTCGCAAATGACCCTTGCCATCTCTTTCCACATTCCTGAGCGTTCTCCATCAATTCCTGCTCCTTTTCCTGCGGCAGAGATGTCTTGGCATGGAAATCCGCCCGATACGACATCAACAATTCCTCGCCAAGCGTTTCCGTCAAAGGTTTGAACATCATCCCAAATCGGGAAAGGCGGAAGTATTCCGTCATTTTGTCGGGCAAGCAATACGCTTGCTGGGTATGATTCCCATTCGACTGCACAGACTGTTCGCCATCCGAGCAAATGTCCCCCAAGTATTCCCCCACCAGCACCTGCGAAAAGAGCCAGCTCATTCAATTTATCCCCCTAAAAAGTGCATTTAACAATGTATTCAGCGTCATCCAACTCTTGAATTTTTAAGTTGTAGCAATTATCTTTTATTTCAAAACAATTATCTCCGTCAATACTACCTTTAGGTACATAATTCGCCATTTTGTAAAACCTATCTTTTTCTACCATTCCTAAAACCCAAGCCTTGTCGTATTCATTTGTTACCCTTACAAAACAATAAAAATCACATTTTTGTTTAATGTTGTAAGCTGCTACCGAACATTCGTAATACGGCAAAGGTACAACTTTAGCTCTTTTACTTTTGACATCAACAGTTCTGCTATCTTTTAAAACAATGTCATAGTCATAGGTGTTTGCTAGTTTGCCGCCAATAATAGACCACGCAGCAAGTTCTCCTAAAAAACCAATAACATTGCCATCTCCGTTAGAAATGCTATTGCGTAAAGTGCCCATTTCTTTAGCTTTTTTGTGTGCTAATTCACGCATTTGGTCAGTTATTAAAACTTGTCTAATCAATCCATTCCCCCTTATTACCTTTATTACCTTTTTTCCATTGGTCTGCAAATCCTATTAGTAAATTACTATCAATTTGGTATTTTGATAGGTATTCTCTAAACTTTGCTAACCCCCATTGACTACGCCATTTGCATAACTGCCGTACTGCACATTGGTATTGGTGTTCAATCAATCTCCATACCCATTCGCATCATACATTTCTTCTTTAAAGTATCGTAGCTATCGTACCCGTTACCTAAAATACCTAGTTCACGAGCTTTGTTCTCAATACCTTGTTGGCTAAACATCCAAGACCTATCCACCTTTTCTTTGGCTGGGGTCATGTCTAAAACATCTTCCCATCGTGCAGCATTTATCCAACTAGCAGGGTATGGAATATAGTCTATTTCGGTGCGTTTAAGTTGCCAATGTCTAAGGTGTTTAGGCAAGGCTTCTAATGCTTCACGCTGTTCAAGGTCAGTCAATCGTTTCCAAGCAATTTCAGCTTTTTTCTTTGCGACCTTTTTGGGCCAATTTATCCAAAACTTTTCAAAATCCACACATCCCCCTATTTAACAATATCCCAACGATTGCCACTATTTAATGTTTTTTCCAAATTGTAAGACCAAGTAGCTTGCGTGGCTTTTTTATTGGTTGC